TTTCTTCATCATTGCCTTTGACTCTTTCATGACTCCACCTTCCTTTTTAGTGAACTCTTTGCCTACGGACGTTGGTACGCCCACCTTTTTTGCAAACTTTGGGTTATTAGCCACGGCTTGCATAAACTTTTCTTGCTTGGCTGATACAGCAGGCATCAGACCATCTTTCCACGAGTCTTACCACGCATTGCACAACCGTCAGCACGCTTGGAGGCTGAAGACACGCCTTTACTAGGTTTTGTACTTGAAACCCTGCCGCCTTTTTTCATTAACAGAATTGAGTGCAAGCCCGGTGTTGCAGTGCCACTTAAGCGATTTCCCATCATGGAATTTAAAACTCCTTGTGGGTTTTCGATATTTGGGTCAGAAGCATTAGCGTTTTGCTCCGGAGTTGCCGTCATAGTTCCAGAACCCTTTAGGCCAATCCCCAACATTCTGCCAAGTTTTTTTAACATACTTACACCATTTTCCCACGGGTTTTACCCCGTTGAGCGCAACCGTCAGCACGCTTGGAGGCAGAACCACCAGAAGCCATTTTCTTAATAGAGCCACCTTTTTTCATACCAGTAGCGGCAGTCTGAGCTTGCTCCTGAGGAGTCATTGGAACTTCACGACCAGCAGCATCTTTTTTCCTTTGGCGACGATCTGCAATAGCAGCAGGAATCAAGCCAAGATTAGGAGCTAGTTTTCCAAAAGCACCTTCGCCTTTAAGAACTCCGTATGCCGGGCTAATTGTCCCAAGAATATCTTTCATACCCATATCACACCATCCTTCCTTTAGTTTTGCCACGGATTGCACAGCCGTCAGCACGTTTCGAAGCAGACCCAACCACACCACCCTTGGCTTTCTTCTCGGGAGCGGATTTTTGCATTAACTCTTCTTTGGTTTTATCTTTGTATTCTTGCTCTTGGGTAAGACCCATTTTGTCAGCAAGACGACTGGCTCCAAGGGTTACGGCACGAACGGCCTTCTTAACCATAGGCATATCGTCGTCTACCTGGGTTTCACGAATCATCTTCGTGCGTGTGGATTCTTCAGCCATTATTTACCTCTGAGTTTCTTTACGAAGTTGATCAATTTTACTTTCAAGCCGCTCAATGCCAGCTTCAAAGCGTTCAGCAATTTTTTCAAGGTCTCGATGGACTTCTGCACGAGTGATGTGATCACGAGCTACCTCTTCTCTAGTTTTGTTTAAAAGAATCCCAAGCCGGTTAATCTCAGCGAATTTTTCTTTAAGAGTAAATCCCATGATTCCAACCAAAGCCGTTAGGATTGCGTTCCATACCATCATCTCCATATCAGCATTTCCAAGCCCGTAGGCTCTTGTTGATACGGCTGTTTGGATCGTTAGCGGTTTTAGCGCTGGTTAACTTCTTTTTCATGCCCGTCATCCGAGCACAGAATGATTTCTTGCGTGAACCACCCTCTGGCTGCGGAGCCTTGAGTCCAGGCTTTCCGGGGTTGGCTTTGTTATAAGAAGCACGACCCTTGGCGTTTAATCCGCCTTTAGGGTTCTTACCTTCCTTACGCTGCCATGCCGGAGTCTTAGCCATTTGAAACTTTCTCATCCTTAACTAGCCGTGGGTAGAAGGCTTCGTTTCCGTAGTCACCCTCGTACTCGATGGTTCCCATGTGGCCTAACTTAATGGTTGGATCTACCCAGACTTGGAAGCCTGCTGCACGGGCACGGTCACAGAACACATAGTCCTCGCCAACATAAGAATTATCTTTAACCTCGAAGTCAAAAAGCGCACTGAGGGTACGCTGAGTCCGGTCATCCCAGTAGTGCCACTGTGGGTTGGCTTTCACGAGCGTCTCAATGACTTCTCGCTTAATCATCATAAAAGCAGTAGCCACACGCTTGGCACGAACCAGCCCCATGCCATTCATTGTTACCCCGTTCTCGTCCTCATCCAGCGTGACGATATAGGTCTTTTCTACCTTGCGAGCACATGGGATACCAGCGGCGACGCCGATACCCGGCTCTGTAACCCACGCCATCAAGCGGATAATGTCTTCCGGCTGGAAGTTGATGTCTGCGTCAATAAACATCAGATCCGTTGCATCGGACTCCAAGAAGTCCTGAACTAAAAGATTACGTGCCCTAGAAACTACCGAGCACCCACAGATACTCCCAACCGTAATGTCAACCCCATGAGCCGGTGCCTGCTGGGCAAACCGCATTAAAGAGATTGCTTGTTTAAGAGAAACCTTGTGGTCGTAAGCAGGGATACCGAAAAAGATCTTGCGGCCTGCCAGCGAGTAACCTTTTTGATTTTGCATTTGTGTGGTTATCCGTAGTAGATGGTTGCAGTAACGCTGTTATCAAGAACGACACGAACTCCGTTTTGGGCAAGTATGCCTTCACCGGGGATTACTAGGTTTGTGCTGCTAACTGTAGACACAGTAGCCAAAGCCAGAACGTCGTTATAGATTGATACCGCACCAGAAGTGTTTCCTGAATTGGCTACAGTTACAGTAAAGACGTTTGAGTTGGTAACGGTTGCTACCTTGTAGACACCATCAGTTGGGCCACCAGCGGCAAAATCAATATACACGTAGTTATAAGTCTGTAATCCGTGATCTTGAGCCGTAATAGTAGCGGTGGTTGTTGCTCTTGCGTATGTGCCAGTAATAGTTAAGTCGTTTAGAAAAACTACAGTACCCGCAGTGCTAACAGCAGACGATAAAGCCGCCCCTTTTAGCCGGGTTCTAAACGGAACCATCAGTCCTGACGCAGACGCATACGTTGATTTAACGTCAGATTGCATCTTTGTTCTCCGTTTCTGGTGCTTCTAACCTGTTGATTAACATCTTGTAGGCTGTGATTGTGGCTTGGGCTTGAATCAAAAAGGTTTGAGCCTTGTTTGCTTCTTGCTCCAAGTCACGAATCTCAGATTCCAAGAATTCCTTGGTTATCTGCATTAACTGAACGAAGCGTAAGCAGGGACGTAATAATCCGTTCCGCCGATACGAACCTTGATTGCCTTTGATACTGTTGCAACTGCTGTAGCGGTAGGAGCCACAGTTGCCGCAGGGCCAGTTTCAATGTTGATCAAGTTTTGAACTTCACCAGTCTGCGAACCGCTATCAGTAACCCGGATAAACGAAGAAGCGGCACCTAGAGTCACGTTGGTGCTGTAGTCGGTGTCCAGTTGCAGAACAGCCAATGTGCCGCCGGGAGTCGTTGCCGATCCACCCAGAGTTGCACGGATTGCGTTAGCCGCACCTGAAATAGAGCCGCCGGTATTAATTGAAGTGGAGATATGAGCGCCGTTAATCGTTCCACCAGTTGCGGCAGATGCTCCGGTCACAACCGAGAAAGCACGTAAAGTCTCGCCTGAACCTGTCGAGGTAAAGGCCAAACGATTGTAAGAAAGCCGTGTATCACCAGTAGTAGCCGATGTTGAGCCGTAGAAACTGGAGATGTTTTGGGCAGTAGTTACTGTAATTGGGGAAGCGGAAGTGCCGCCAATAAAGCCGTTGTCGGACGCAACTGGGCCGGAAAACGTGGTCTGAGCCATGATAAACCTTTCGTGTTATAGCACATCGCCCATAAGTCTCTATAACGTCTGCTAGGTCAGTCGTATGGGCTAAATAAATCCTAGTACCTAAAGAATACAACAAAAGGGGGGTTTTGCAACCCCCCTTTCTTCAGAACATCAAGGAGTTCCGGGTGAACCGAAGACGCCAAGAGGATCCGACCAGCCGAACGAATAACGCTCACGAGCCTTGTAACGAACGTTACCGGTGTCGAAGTCTCCGTCCATCGATGTTGCCATCGGTGTACGAACAAAGTGCTTCAGACCATTAGGAACGTCAGTTGTCAAGAACCAAGCATCTGGGTCGGTCAAGAAGTGGTTAACTGTGTAACCCTCAGGAATCGAACCATTGCTCTTCAGAGCGTTGATGTCGTTATCAGCCGTGCCAACACGCAGTTCCGTCTCAAGGATTCGAGTCGCAACGAACATATTTGCAGGGGCAACGACCAACTTACGTGGCTTTGCAGCAATCAGCAGGCCACGCTCGTCCGTCCAAGCAGCGATCTGAATAACAGCAGCCTCAAGGGAGGTCTCAGAAAGGTCAGCAGGAGTTGCGGGTTCGTTGCTGTTGACGCCACCAGAAACTAGGGGGTGAGCAGTCGAGAACAGTTCTACGCCATCGCCACCGGTATAGTCGGAGTCGAAGCCGTTGTTCAGG